TAACGGATTTAGATCACATAGATATCTTAGACATGGTTCTAATAAACCTCACGTATATATTGATACTACACCAAATGCAAATAACATGTATGATTGTTGAGTATTTAATACTCCGTTATTAAAGAAAGTATCAATTATATTTATACCAAAAGATCCAAGACAACTCACACAATATGATTGTTGTGCTGGAGATGATTTAGAAAATTATACATTTATATCAGCTGAGATTAAAAAACGTTTAACTGAAAAGAAATTACGTTATTATCGTCAAATGGCTGCTCAACCCATACCTAACACACAAGCTCCTCATTAATGAAAAGATTTCCATTTAATACAGCGTATACTCAAATGAGACAATTATACGGTCTTGAAATAAACCCTGATGAATTTGAAACATTAGGTTTAATTGCTTGAGATAAAATAGGTAACAAACAATATAGATGATATCACTACCAAACTGAAGCTGAAAAAAATGCTGATGGTAGTTTTTATGTAGATCTTCCTTGTAATTGTGATATAATCGAAGCTGTTACAGCAGATTATGAAGATTATCAAAAGACTACACCAACAACATTAGCTGGAAATAATCAAAATGGATGAATTGAAGGTTATGTTGAATCAAGAAAATATAATACAGGATTTGGATATTCATCAGGTAAATTTATTAAATATCAACAAACCGGAAACACAATTCAATTAGCTGATAAATTTAATAAAATAAATATTCTTTATAAAGGAGTTATTGTTGATGAAGAAGGATTACCTTATTTAGATGTTAGAGAGATTGATGCTGTTGCGGCTTTTTGTGCGCAAGCTGAATTTTTTAAGAAAGGTTTAATTACTATGAATTCAGGAATAATTCAAATGTCTCAATTACTTGAACAGAAATGAAAATTAATGTGTACTCAAGCTAGAGTACCCGAATATATAAATCAAAATGAAATGGATGAAATCCTTAATGTTTCTTCTTCATGAGATAGAAAACGTTTCGGTAAATCATTTAAACCAACTCGTTAATGCGTATATTATTTAATCATGGACTAACACCTGGGGAGATTTATTCAAATACTCCTACAAAGGTTACTGATAAAAAATGAAGGAATCTTAATGATACTTATGGATGAAATGCAACATATGAAGATGCTATAGCTGGTCCTTTTAGATATTGTCTTGGTTTAATATTACATAGAGTTATTGATGATAGAGTTAGATTTGTAATCCCTACAGTTGCGGAGTCTTATATAGACTTCGAAATTGTAACGGGTGATAAATTTATAACACAACGTCAGAATGGACGATTTCAAGAAGTTGATTTTGTAGAATCTGATTTTACAGGATATTTTATGAATTATTATTTTAAAACTAGAGCATATCCTAAAATGATTCCCATATATATTGGGAGTGAATTAAAGAGAAAATTTATGGAAGGAGTTAACTCTGGAGTTAAATTTTACACAACAAAAGATGTATTCTTAGATGACTTTATAGATGAAGTTCAAATGGAATTCAATACTTTTACAAAACCTGAAATAAAAAGATTATTGACACATGGATTCAGACGTATGCATTCCGCTATAAAGTATGGATGTGCCATATCTATAATATCAAAAAGACATATTAATTGTTTAGCTTATATCGGACATTTAACACTAACTCCTGATATACAGATTAAAGAATACAGTATTCGTAGAGATAGAAAATTAAGAAAGATCGAAGGATGAAAGAAAACTCCATTCGATGGATATTACTATATAGGATTAAATCCAACCGGATTTAACAAATGATTAGAAGATAATAAAACTAGCAAATCAATTGTCAAATTTAATAATATTATTCCTCGTAAAATTAAGGAAGAACTTTATTATAAAGCAAAACATATTTATGTATTTAGATTTAAAAGTAAAACTTTTAAAGGATGGAGTTATTGAGCAGATAGTTTAAAAGTTAGAGATTTAGAATATATGGGTGAAGCTTATGAACACAAGTTCACACCATCTAACAAAACATGACAAGAATTAAGAAATGAAGAAAGATAATGAATATGAAGGATATATTTACAAAGCAACTTGTAAATTAAACAATAAATGTTATATTGGTGAAACAATTAGATCTTTAAAAAGAAGAAAAACCGAACATCTAAGTGCTGCAAGAAATAAAAAGCATAAAGATCGAAATTCATATTTTTATAATGCAATCCGTAAATATGGAGAAGAAAATTTTAATTGAGAAATTATTAAAATTTGTAGGAATATAGATAAAGATTCTTTATATAACGAATTATTTGAATTAGAAATTAGTTACATTAAAGAGTTTGATTCTTTTGAAAATGGATATAATTCTAATTTAGGTGGTATAGGGAGTAAAGGAAGAATTGTATCTGCAGAAACTAGAAAAAAATTAAGAGATTTACAATTAGGAACAAAAAGATCAGATGAATCTAAAGAAAGAATTAGACAAGCTAAATTAAATATTTCACTTTCTGAAGGACATAAAGAAAAAATAAAAATTAATACTAAAATAGCTTGTGAAAATAATCCTGAAAGATCTAAAAAAATAAAAGAAGGATTACAACTTGGGGTTAATATTTTTACAGAAGATGGAGCATTAATAAATACATTTCAATGTATTAAAGATGGAGCAAAATTTTATAATGTTGACCCTAGTTCTGTGACAAAAAATTGTAAACGAATAGTACAAACATGTGGTAAATTAGAAAATTTAAGATTAATTTGAAGATATAAAGATGATAATTTTAATTTAGAAGATAAAAAAATTTTAAAACCAATAATTGTTGATATTTTTGATTTTGAAAATAATTTTATTAAAACTTTTAATTGTGCTAAAGATGTTTGTGATTATTATAATATAACAAGTTCATCTACATCTAATGTATTATCTGGAAAAACTAAATATTGTAAAACTAAAGATGGACAGAAAATAATAATTAAATATAAAATTTTTAATTAATGAAAAAAGAAACAATAAATACTTTTTCTGAAGGATTAAATTACGATATTAATCCAATTATGATGCCTTCTAATACATTAACTGATTGTATAAATGGAACTTTCATAACTTTTAATTCAGATGAAATGGCATTACAAAATGATGCTGGAAATACAAAGATTAAAGCACCAGATTGGACAGAAGAAACTCCAAAATATATATCTTTAACAGATGGATTTTATCCAATTGGAATAAGAGAATTTGGTGGAGTATTATATATTGTATCTGCTAATAAAAATACTAATCAAGTAGAGTTTGGAAGTTATCCATGTCCACAAATATTAACAGAAGAATCAGTAGGAAATGGAATTCAGTTTACATTTAATGATCCAACAAAATATTCATTATTTACTTCTAATGTTTTAAATAATTATATATTTAAAGCTGGAGAATATACTGTATTTGAAGGAGTTGATTTAGATTTATCAAATGTAACTCGCTATCATTACTCAGGAAATTTACGAATTTCATCAGATTTAAGAATATATAATGTCAAACTATACCTTCAATTAACTAATGGATTTATTGACCTTACAACGGATGTATGAAATGAATATGCACGTTTTAAAGGTGGAACATTAACTGACCAATTTTGGTTTGATGATCCAACTTTCAAATATTATTGTAAAAATAACTTTAAAGGTAAATTAGTTTTATCTGTTGAACTTGAAGATTTACCTTTATTTCATTTAAATTATTATAATTTAGATCAAATAGATGGACAAGGTTATCAAGCTACATTTAATATTTCTGTTGATAATCAAACTACTTGAAATATTACACATTTACGAATAAACTATTCATTAGATGGTTGAGCTACAAGAACATGAACTGATATTATATTAGGTTCACCTACAGATGATTATATAATTACTATTCCATTTTCTGAAGAAGGAAATATATTAGAATTTAGTATAACTCCTGTATTTAATAATCCTGGAACTACTGATGATGTAACAGATGAATTACCAACAATATACTTAAATAAATATACTCTCTCAGGTTCTGAATTACTAACTAATGTTTTTAATTATGATTCCAATGATTATGAAGGATATGATTATTACTAAACACAAAAAAAATATAAAAATATGTTACTAGAAGCAATAAAAACAGCTGTAAAAAATTATATTCCAGTAGCTGGGAATAAAATAAAGAGAGGTGATCATGTGAATGCAA